GATCCAGTAAGTCTTTTATATTGCCGTCTTTTCCAAAAATACCGGATAAAATATCGCCACCAACACCGGTCGCTCCAAAGAGGTCCTTGAGCCACGGTCCGATGCCCAGTCCGAAAAGACCGCTTGCACCGCCGGCACCGCTTGCACCACTCGTGCTGGGAGGAGCCATGGGTGTTCCATCTTGCTTGTACAAATCTCCTGTTTCTGAGTTGGCCCAATAACCCGTTGCACCGGAACCTATAAGGTTATAAAGCACGCCGCCGACTAATACTGCCGTGGCACCTGGGGGGAAGCCGTTTTGTGCCCTCTCCGTGACAGTGATTTCTTCTATTGTGCCTGTACTTGTATCTGTACTTGTATCTGTACTTGTATCTGTACTTGTGCTTGTATCTGTGCTTGTATCTGTGCTTGTATCTGTGCTTGTTCCACCGCTAGTCACCCAATTCACATAAGTACCCCAATCCGCTTCAGGGAAATAATCTTTTAAAGAATCTCCGTGTGTGTCATAACCACTGTCTTTTAACCATAAAATTTTGGTGGTGTTCCAAGACTCAGGCCCCAGTTTATCGTGTCCAAACTTGCCTTTAAACCAGCTAACGAAATCAGCCACCATGTCAGCCGTCATCCCAGTAGGTGTGCCGCCTTCTGATAAACGCATTATTCCTGAACGCATCATATTAACCCCTGTCTCCTGTCCATGGTAGTCCTTCGGGCCACCAATAAGGCTTCTCGTTTTCAGTTATTTGGGAAGGCAATGAGCGTATTCCCAAAGGCGACAAATCTTCTTCTTCGTACACTGCACGAGGGTCTGGAGCCCCTTCAAAAGTCCCATGTTTTTCATAATACGGAAAAATTTCCTCTTCCCAGTTTTTTGGCATACCGTAACTTGTAGCCATGCTGGGCCTTGCATCTACTCCGGCTGCTCTTAGCTCGTCCATTGTGCCATAAACACTGGTAGGCCCCATGTTTTTTGAAGCAAAATATTCTCTCACCATATTTGGTGTTCCATACATTTCGCTGTGCGCATCTGCAAGCTCCTGTGCCTCGGCTTCCGAAAAACCTTGTTCCATATAGGTTTCTGGACTCGTCATACGGGCCACCTCTTTCATCATTTGTCGCATTCGTTTTGTTTCTTTCTTTTTGGCTCTTTGCATTTGACCGTATCCGCCGCCTGCACCTTTGCCACCACCTTTTCCACCGGGAGCGTTGTATACACCGCTACTTATTCTTTGAAGGGCCATGTCTCCCGAAGGTCCTGTGTCTCTGAATCTCTGCGCTGCTGTGGCACTTGTGTTTCCCTGAGTATTAAGCATTTTGTTGAGCATGGCTCCTGGAATACCTCCTACTTTGACTTTAGCGCCTCCTACATTTACAGGGTATCCGGGAATAAAGCCGCCTATGGTATTAAGAATATTGGCTATTCCGCCTCCTTTTCCTTGTTGTCCTGGCACCGGTCCTCCGTTTTTGTATCCTTTATATCCGGACGCGTAGGCTGCCCGGGCTTGTCTCGCTGCTCCGGCTCTTGTCGGATAAGTCTTTCCGGACTTGCCCCACTTATAGCCGCCGCTTACTTTTGTTATGGGCATTATAGAATTGGGACCGTGGTTGCACCGTTTGTTGATACGGTTAAATCGCCAAGTTGTCCCGTGGCTTGCACGCCTTTTCCACTGGGCGAGTATAATGTTTGCCACTTCTTGCCATCAAAAACTTGCAGACTGTCTTCTGTCAAGTTCCAAATGACGTCTCCGCGACTAAATAAGTTTCGGTCGCGGGTTGTGTTAGTATACTGATAAGTTGCCGTGGGATCAAAGCCTTGTAGGTTTAATTCTAGGATTCTTACCAATCTGTTAAATAAATCTGAGTCCACATCCCCTAAAGCGGTGGGTAAACGTGTGTCTAATAGTCTTGCCATTATCTTCTCCCGTCTGGTCGAGTGTTGAGTCGCATGGCCCCGAGCCGCCAGCCCACGCCAAGCCTTACAGCGGAAGACGCGTCATCATCTGATTCTAAGCGAACCACGGCTTGTCGTGCTCGTCCTCTTAAATCAACCTTAGTCGTACTCGCCGTTACTTGGTTAGTGCTCTTAGTGGTTAGTGTTTCGTTAGGAAAGTTTCTTGTTTTTAACACAAAATTTACCGCTTGATCTGAGCCTCCGTCCCCTAAAAACCGAACATCGGGTATGGCGTTTTGTATTTGGGTATAGCTATTGCCTATACCGTCCAGCGCAAAATCAGCCGATTCAATATAAACATTGTCCATGGGGGAGCCGTCCGCATCGTTTCCGGTTTCGTGTTTGTAAACATAGTTGCTTGTGTCTACTCCGGTTGCCCTTGGAAAAGGTTGTACGCCTTCATCCAACCACGCATAACGGACAAGTTCTCCATAATACCAAACCTGTTCTTGGTAGTTATAGACCACATAGCGATCTATTTCAGTGGAGCTTCCCGAAGGATAAAACCATCCGACCTCGTTGAACTGTCTGTTTAAATAGCCAAACGTTTTGAAAGACTGGTCTTGGTTAAAGTCATCAAACACATAGCTGTGTACACTACAGCGAAGCCTTTCCACCGTTCCGCTATACCTGTAAAAGCCCGAACGATCCATCCAAAAAACACCCGGAGGCGCGTTGACCGCAGCTTTGGGAGAAATCATGCCGACCCCTTGATTAATTAGATTAACTCCAAAAGTGTAAGGAGGACCAATAAATTGCATACTGTAAAGTGCATCGTCTGTCCAAATCAGTATTTCTTGCCGTGAGCGAAGACCGCCGACAATTTGCGTTCCCGCCGAGAGCCTTAGTGAACCGGCAGTGTTTGTAAGCTTAGGTTCCCACTCAGCAATATTTTCTTGGTCACACCAACAAATAAACATAGGATCAATGGCGCTCGTTCTAGCTACTCCTGCATCATCTAAAGGATCTGCACCCAAACAGATAACGTGTCGATCAACATCACTGACCAATGTTTGCAACGCCAGTGTTGGCGGCAAGTTGGCGCCGATAGACGAATCGCTTAGGCTCTTGGCCCTGACACTTGTTCCGTTGTTCTCGGTCCAATAAAAAATATCTCCTGCTCTTGGGTTCATAATAAGGTCTTCTCCAAAATTATCCTGCGTCCATAGCCTTAACTGATTGTTAAATGCCAGTGCGGAAGCCGAACCATATGTTCCGTCGCCCCATGTACTAGCTCCCCAACCTGAACCAGAAACATATTCGTCTAGTCCTACATTAATCTGATAGGCTCCAACCACGCTTGACCCACCATTACCACTATCACTGCTGTTAGCTGTTACGGTGTCCCCGTCAGTGTCTTTAGCTTCAATCGTGTAGCTGTTAGCATTAACAATGGTTGCGATTTGATATTCTTGGTTTAAAACAGCAGCGGTGATAAGTCCCCCTAAAGTAGCGGCACCGCTAAAGGTGACAAAATCATTTTTACTTGCGCCATGAGCCGTGTCCGCTACGGTAATTGTAGCATCCCCATTGCTCGCTGAAAACGTTACGTCCCCCGCCGAAGTCGTGGCTCTTATAGGGGTTATATCATAGAAGCTGCTTCCGTCTTTGACGTAATACTTTAAAGTGGTTCCAAGTCCCAGATATTTGGTGCCGCCTAAAGACACCCAAGCATGGAGAGCACGTCCCGTTCCTAGGTAAGTAGCGGTTTGCTCTTTAATCCAGCCCCCTATTTTTTGAGCAAACCCTTTTTTAAACCGTACAAGATTGCTGTCAAACCAGCCTCCCTGAGCGGAAAAGGCAGTTCCTTCTCGGTTTATTCCTGGGACCATTTCAAACTTAGCGTAAGGCATTATTCTTTTTCCTCTTCTTCGTCCATTTCCTTATAATAGCCGATAACATGCAAGATTTGTTCCAAATATCTCGTAATTTCGCCCATAGTCATCGATAAATTCTCATAGCCTTGACTGGTAAGCCCATAATACGCAACTCTTGGTTCTTCTCCAGCCTCCACTGCGTCCAGATACGCTTGCATAACATCGGGAGACAGTATTCGCCACTCAATCGGAGGAGACTTAATCTCTTCAGGTAGCGGCGGGTGATATATCGGTGGGCGTTCAGCCACCGTTACCACTTCTACAGGCTTAACCTGTGGTTGCCCCGCTTGCCTGTCTCCAAACAAAGAGAACGAAGAGCAACCGTTAATTAATAGAAACGGTAGTATCAATAACTTTTTCATCAAACTGCTCCGGGTCGGTTATGTTTGTTAGGTTTTCTATTACTCTTGCTGAGGCACGATTCACTTTACCTTCTAACACCTTCGGTTCAGTCATTGCCATGCCTTCTAGGTTAAAATTGGCAAACTTGTTTCTGAGCTTCGTCACCTGGGCTTGGCTCTGTGTGTACTGAGTGTTGAGGGCCTGTATTTGTTGTGCCGTCTTTTTAGCTTGTTCCAGGGCAAGCTTAATTTGCTCGTTTTGTTCCTGAATTGTTTTTTCTAATACCGCTTGGTTATTAATAGCTGTTTGTAGCTCCACCTTTGCTTTATCCAGTTTAGTAAAAACAACTGCATTAATAGAGATAGACACCAGCAATAACGCACACAAAAACAACACTAGCTTCATTATTTATCTCCCTTGAAACTTTTTGAAGACCCCGATGTTCCTGCATACAAACCAAACCAAGCTGCTCCTGCACCCACAATTACAGAAATTAAACCCGATTGTTCAAACGTAGGATCAGGCAAATCCATAAACCACATCACGGTGTAGTACAATAAAATAATATACACGGTTAAAAACGCTCTTGGAAAAATACGCCAAGAATCCACAGCTTGAGCTATGAAAATAACTTTTTGATAAGGGTTATTGTTTTTGGTGTCTTCTAGTTCTCTTATTTTATCTTTAAGGGCTCCGATTTCCTGAACCATGGCCATAAATTTATTGAGGTCCATTTCAACCTCGTTTCTGTCCATGTCTCCACCAAATCTGCCGCTTGGATAATTGTCGTTCATTTTTTCACCTATCTGGTTGTGTACACGCTCAAAGCATCCGCTTTGCCTTTAACATTAATTGTTGTTACTAATTCTAACTTAAATTTTGTAAATTGAGCAGTGTTTTTGCCGATCAACAAATCAACCCCTACTTCTTTGGTTGCGGATTCAAGCCGTGCTGCCGTGTTTACTGCATCACCGATTGCCGTATAGTCAAAGCGACTATCACTGCCCATGTTACCGATGACAGCCTCACCGCTGTTAATGCCAATACCAATAGCTATTGAAGGCAGTTTCATGTAGCCAAGCTCTTTGTTAAGTTCTTCCATGTTTTTTACAATGTCCAGAGCACAACGAATAGCCCTTGTTTCGTGGTCCGGTTGATCCAAAGGAGCGTTAAAGATTGCCATCATCGCATCGCCTATATATTTATCGACCATGCCTTCATGTTTTTGTACGGCTTCTTGTTGTGCGGTCAACGCCCGATTCATAATATAAGTCACCTCTTCTGGCGGTAACGATTCAGCCATCGAAGTAAACCCTCGTACATCGGTGAACAAGTAGGTTGCATACCTTTTTTCCCCGCCCAATTTGAGCAGTTCTGGGTTGTCTTGTAGCTTTTTAACCTGTCTAGGATCAAGGTAGTGTTCAAACTGCTTTTTAATCTGCTGTCTAAGTTTGTACTGCTCTCTAAAATTTAGATAAAACGCAATGGAGCCTGTGATAAACCCAGAGATTAACGACCAAGTGACGTCTATTAAAAGATTGGCTTGAATTAAGGAGTACCCTAAATATGCGATTAGAGCGCTTGTAAGTAAAAAGAATACCAAACCCCATGTCACACCAAAGAAGTTTAAGAAAAACCAAACCAGAACCGTTGTTGCTAGGTATATACCTATCTCTGCCAGTAAAGCGTAGTCAGGAATAAAAGGACTGTCCTCTATTAAAATGCTTTCAGACAAAGCTGTTTGTATTTTATGTGGTTCAAGTAATCCACTTGGTGTAGCAATTTGAGGCATCACTCCTTTAGCAGTCACACCAACAAAGATGAAGCGGTTTTTAATCAGTTCTGTGTTTTTAATATCGGTCAAAGAAAATTGGGGTGTGTTGACCCAGCTAATCCATTTTCTGCCCAGAGTGTCAGTCTTAACTGGTGGCAGTCCCTTAACCCTAATCTCTTGTATACCTGCTTCTGAAGTTTTTATTAGGTAGGTGTCCGCACCAGCTAAAACTTTTAGAACCTCTGTGCCGTAGGCAGAAACCCAACCGTCAGGGGTTCTTAGTAATAATGGCATACGCCGAACCAATTGGTCAACCTCTGTTGGAGCCACCGCTATACCTTGATAGGCCGCTTCGCGTAATAACGAAATGTTTTGTACCACCCCTTTCGCTTTAAACCCACCGTGATCCTGGCCTAAAATAACCGTACCTGTGGTCATGGGGTAAGTGCCGTTATCGTTTTCAAAGGTTGCTAACACACTTGGGGCAGACGCAAGACTTTTAGCAAACTCTAAATCACCCCCAAATCGATCATTCTGTGGAAAGCTAATGACCCAACCAACACCTAACGCGCCTTTTGATATAAGATCGTTTTGTATCTCAGCTAATCGTTTTCTGGGAAACGGGTAGCCTCCCTCTACCTCAACATCTTCTTCGGTGATATTAAGGATTGAAAAATAACCAGAAGGTTCTTGTTCTGTAACAAACGTATCAAAAGTCTTGAGCTTTAATATTTGAAGCGGGGTCCATTGTTGGACCAAGGGCACGCCTAATAAGACAACAATAGCCAATAATTGAAAAAATCTAATCACCTTGGTTTATTGTGACCGTTTTATTGCAGTTCGTGGAGCAATTATAATTAACCGTAATGCTTTTATTGGTTGCCCCCGATTGTGTGGCATCCACGTTATAATCATCGGTGTAGAAGTTTAGCTTCATATAATGGTCGCCACTACCCGTTTGAGTTATGGTCGCATCGTTATTGTCCGCAGAACCACTGGCATAAATCTTGGCATAATGCTCACCTGTTCCTGATTGAGTTATAGTAAACTCTGAGTCATCACCAAAAGCTCTTATCTCGCCTTCTTTATCATCGCCTGTCTGGGTGATCTTATAAACATTGTCATCACCTTGCATATAGATTTCAGCATCGTTGTCGTTGCCGTCTTGTATAATATCCATATCACTTGAATCATCATCAGCGTCTATATAGCCAAAGTTATCATTACCGTCTTGGTCTATTTTATACTCATTACCGGTGTGATTAGCCACCTGACTATAAGCTCTAGCAGTGTTCCCGGTGCCGTCTTGATCTATATCTATTTCTGCATTACTACAATTATGGGTGGTGTAAGTCCCTTCCGATAGGCCGCACCAGACTCTAGCCGTGTTACTTGAACCAATTTGGTCAATGTGTATTAACGAGGAGCTCCCTTTGGTTCTTATCTCAACATTGTTATCCCCAGCGTATAAGTTCAAACTAATCAGACTGATTAATAATAATCTCATTTTCACCACCTCCGTTGGTTGTAACGTTAATTTGTTTCCCGGCAGAAAGAATTTGAATGTTATATCCGCCTGACTTATCTAACTCCAAATCAATTGTGTTTTCAACTTGTCTAAATAAAGTAAGTATTTCACCCTCTACAAAAGTATACACTTGAGCGTTTGGATCAAAGCCGGGGATAATACCTTCTATTTTTACCCCATCTAACTCTCCCTCATCACCATCCTCTTTGCCGCCTGCGGCTACTGTTTCAATCATTTCAAGCAAATCTTGTAGAAAGTCTACAGCTAATAGATCAATATCAAGCCTTGTTATCTCCTCTTCCAACTCATCTTTTGATAAATCGCTGTCATCATCCAAATCGTTTTCCTCTAAAAAGTCAGCGTCTAATACATTGCTTGACGTGCCGCTTTGTTCATCAACCGCCTCTTGTACCTCATCAGGAGGGTTAACGATTAATAAGTTATCTATAAAATTCAACGACAAGTTAGCCAAAGTGACCGCTTTTGTGGGCGGACTTTCAGCAACACTTACCATAGTGGCCTGGAAGGGTTGGTTTAGAACTTCTGTGCCTGCTATTGTTTCTACGCTTATAGACCCAGACGTTGTACCGTCTGCTTTAGGCAGCAAAATAATTAAAGAACGCCCCAATTCATCAACCGTGGTTGTAAAGTCAGTGCCTCGAATAAAGATCGAAGCCGAAGGTGTTTCAATAGAAATATTCTCTTTATCTATTTTTCCCAACGCGCCAGTAATAAAACGCGCGGTTCCACTTGCCATCTTGAGCGCCATTTTGCTCTTAGATGGATCAGGGTCAAATATGTATTCATCAATAATAATTTTAGAATGTTCAGTAAGACGAATAACAGAAGAATCGAGAAACGTAATGCCAAGCCTACCGTTACCAGTGCGCACATCATCGTAACTAAGGATACCCAGAGAAGATCGTGCCAATAATCGATCTGTTTGATCTGCTCGTAAAACTTCTCCATTTCCTCTAAGTTCCGATATTTCTCCTATCTCAGAATAAGCGTTGGGTATAAAAAGAAGTAATATTAACAGCCACTTGTGCATTGGTCTACATCTATAGTCCCATTGCTTGTAGTCGCTGTTATTACAACAACATCTGATACACTACCAGTGCTATTGGTTTGATCTATGTCTATGTTATTAGTGCTTCCAGTGATAACCGCGGTAATGGAATGATCTGAATTACCCGTTTGTGTGGTATCAATATCGTTAGAATCACCGTCCACGTTCCAGTTGTTGATACACCCCACAACTTCACAAGTTGCATTAATATTATTTGAAGTACCGGCCACCACTATATCTTGATTACCGCCCGTGGCTGTTGCAGCCGCGCCTTGTGTAACAGTTAGAACATTAGAATCCCCCGTTGCCGCATAATCAAAATCTGTGTTAGCAACATCGCCTGTCGCCCCTAGTGCTAGAGTGGTTGTATTGCTATCCCCAGTTGTTGTCGCTGTAAACGAAGTGCTCGCCCCTTGAGCGACTGAGGCCGCCATTGTGTTACTGTCTCCCACCTGGTCAATGTCCACCGTCATGGAGGCTCCGGCAAACGTGGCTCTGGCCTGCGATGTACCGACCTTATTGGTGTCACCAATCTGATCGATATTCATGGTCAATCCTGCACCGCTTTGCGTGATGTAAATGTCGTTGTTGCCTGCGTACACAACGGAGGAGGCAAACAATAAAAATAAACTAACTAATTTCTTCATAACTAAAGTCCCACAATTCTTTTTCTAAACCTTTTTGGATTAATGTGTAAACAGCTTCTTCTATGGCCACCCTGGTTGCATACCCCATTGCTTCGTTTTCTGTGTACCCTGTTTCTACTTCGACCAACTCAGTGCCCATTTCTATAAAACGAAACACATCACGACTTACGCCCGCGCTCAAGACTGTCTTGCTTATCATACAATTTAACATAACTTCCCCTGTTTGGACAAGGACAGCCCTTAAAGACACGGTAATTTCGTCTTTTCGCCACTGGTTTTTTGAGCCAATACCTAAATATCGTGCCCCGTTGCCCCCGGTTCCAATGTTTGTGTCGTATTCAATGATCGCACCTTCAATAATAATTCCAGCAAACAGCAAAGGTTTTAGCGTGTTTCCGTTCTCACCGTCATAGGTTTGTCGGGTGCTTTTTATGAGTTGTCGCTCCCTGGTCAAAGCGTCTAAATTATTCCGCTCTACGACCACGAACCAAGACCCTTTCCCTGCGTTTCTTAAAGAGTCGATCAGATAATGATCTGCTCCCTGGGTAACTGCGGTGCTAAACAATGCCATTTTCTGCGAGCTTTTACGTTGTCCTGTTAGATCCTGAAACTTGTACACAGCCACCACTGCTTGTCTTTGCGGTGGCGGAAGATTGACCAGTTTTTCATGTGTTGGACGTATAATCTTCGCTTCTTCAACACACTCAAGAAAATTAGCACAACCTGTGTGTCCCACAGGGGCAAAGCTTGCACAGCTATAAAGCAACGGCAACAATAAAACTAAATACCGCACTCGTCCGAACATATTCCAAATATCCCCACGGGAATAATAATCTCAGTTATTGTCCCGTTCTCATCAATAACTGTAAGTGTTATATTAATTCCGTCATTAGCAAACTTTATAGTGCTGCCTTCCAGTTCTATTTCACCACCAGTTCCACCTTTCTCGGAATCAAACAAAGACTCCGCTATGTCCCTTGAGAGTTGCGAGTACACGCGTGATTCAAGGTTTCTTAAAAATTTTGCGAGCGTGGTGTTATCCGCTTCTCTCTCTGCCTCTTTTAAAGCGTTTTCAACATCTTCTGCTATCTCATCTCGACGAGATTTTTCCTGTTCATCAATGGTTAAATAGTGGGAAGACGTACCAATACCGCTAAAGCTGGGGCTTTTAAACTCTTGGACTATCTCATCTCCAGAGACTGTTGCTGTAGCCCCTAATAGAATAATTATCAAATAATAAGTCAACCATTTCATTTCTTCTTCTCGTTTTCTTTCATTTGTAGCACCGTATTAACCTTTTCTTGCAGGCGAATCATGTCGTTATCCAGCATCCGTATCTGGTCAATAAGTCTAATCAATGTCATGTGCATATTTTTAATGGTTGGGTTTATTACTCTTGTAATTATAACCCAAACATAATAAACAAAATAACCAAGCCCAACCATCGCCACAATAGGGAAGCCAAAATCTGCGATTAACTGCGCTATATTCATTAGTCTCGTCTGGCATCTATGGTTCCATCTTCTACGAAGTTCTCGGTTCGAGAAAGCCTGTCAAGGTCTGGAGCAAGCCCCAAAGCAGAGCTTACACTGGTGTCCAGTCTAATCATGTCGTTGTTTATGGTTTTAACTCTGGTAATCAGGCTTTCTGTAAAGCCTTTAAGGGTATTGATTTGATTCACCACGCCACCCATAATTTGTCGCATAATAATAAAGACAAACGCACCCGCAAGCAGAGCTCCCGCTATAGGTGCCCCGACTTCAGCTATTAAGCTAAACGTATCTGTCATAAAAGACCAAAGGAGTAAAGAGTGTCCCAAAGAACATAAGCAAAACAAACCCAAAACCCTTTTCTATAAAAGTCGTATTTGCCATAAAGTTCTTCGGAAATAATCCCTCTTTCAACCAAGTCTTTCATTAATCGTCTTTATTTTTCTCCTGGCTTTTGTTTTGCTTTCCACACGTTTAAGGCCATCATGTCGATCAGTTTGTATAATTTACCGATCCAAACATCGTCCTTGGGTGTAGGTGTTATTGCAGCGATAATGCTGCTCACACTAATTATTGCCATTATTATTGCCATCATATTTGCAAAAGTTTGCATATTTAATACCTCTATGTTGTGTAAACATTAAAAATTATTCCCGCCATACTAAGGACGAGAGTGATTAATGTTATTAAAATAAATTGTTCAAGTCGAGTAACTCTGTGAATAACCTCCAGCCAACGCTCCGCACAAACAGCTTCGTGCTTTTCTATTTTGGCGTTCACTTCAGCTATCGACAACCTGCTCATGCGGCCTCCTCAACCTCCCAACAATTAAGATTGGAAGCCACGGTTCGTCTTTCGCCTTCGCCTTTAAATGGATAAACCATGTGGGAAAGCCAAGACGGAAAAATATATAGTTTGCCAACTTCGGGCTTTACTTCAAAACTTTGTGGCGGTCTAAGTCGTTCCACGTTCATTATCTCGTTACGACCATAGTTAAAGCACAAGTACCCATCACAAACCCCAGACGCATTGTATTTACTATATAAAGCATCTCCAGTTGTGGGTTGATCTAGTATTTGTTGTGGCACTTTTGTCCAAGAAGTTGTACTTAGCCCCATAATGGTTTTAGTGCCGTGATCGTGTATCGGATTATAATCACCTTCGTAACTGTGTACCGACCAAGTTTCATCAATCGCTACTTGTCTGTTCTTAGATAACATAGACCCTGTGTTTTGCATAAAATGATTGATGTACTGAGCGCCTAGACTGGTTATAAACTTAGAATACTGCCTAACCTTCTCATGCTCTGGGTCCATATTTAATTGCTCACCATGAGCAATCTGCCCTACTAGAGTGCCTGCCAATGATTCTTTGTCATCAGACTCTCTTAAATCATCTAAATAACTGTTTAAATCATCAACCATTGCCTCTGGCATACGGGTTTCCAATACGAAAACCGCAGGCATATTCCAAATATTGACATCAATATCTGTCTCCTCGATAGGCTTCGCCTTCTTCTTTTTAGCCATTTCTAGCTAGAAGGTACTGCAAA